TCGCCTTGAGGGCGAGGTTAGCCAACGCAAAAGAAGAATCAATGTTCAACTTATTGTCGTAGGCCGGGATGCAAATCATTAACTTGCGCCCCGCTAGGCTGATGCTTTTCTCTGTATCAGCCATTATGCAACCTGCGCCACAGTTACGATCAGGGAAGGCGTTACAGGACGTGTTGGGTTGGTCCCGGCAGCCGCGTAGTAGATTTCTACACTTGTATCAGTGCTAGACCAATACAGTTGGAAATAATCACCAGCGTTTGCTTGAACCAAATAGTTCCAAGCAGCAATAGTCTTACCGCCGCTGTTTGGAATGTTTACCTGACCATTTGTCTCTGCCACGTTAGTGCCGTTTTTAGACAGCCAAACTTCAGCAGTAGAAAACCCCGTGCCACCTGCGCGAGAAAACTGCGCTGAAAACTGAAGGTTATATACACCGCCAGTAGAGATCGTGACCTTAGAAGTGTCAACAACTGAAATGCCATTTGCAAAATCAGTAGTGTTCAACAACATCAAGTTAGCAGTGGTTGCACCGCCGTTGGTCAACGTTGCGTTGTGCTGAAACATGCCGTAGTTAGCGGTCATGTGTCCTGCGACTGGGTTGTTAACTACGACCGTCATGGTTAGCCTTTCATGTACACGGTGACTGTGGCACCTGTACCGGAGATAGCCGTGACTTTAGCGCGGTAGTACTCCCACGTATTTGAGCACGCAAAACCATCCGAAGTGGCCGATGTGCCAAGTGTTAGGGTAATCGTACCAAGCGTGATGAAGTTCGTACCATCGTTACTGACTTCAATTACAACAGTGGCCGCGCCAGTGGAAGCAGACGTGTTTCCCACCGCTTGGAAGCTGTGGAATAAGTACGTAGCAAGCGAGCTAGTGTCGCGTGGATGCCAAGCAGTACCGGTTGTTGGTGCCGCAGTAGCGTTACTGAGGATTATCTGAGCCATTATCTTGCTCCGGTTCGGGTGCGTCTAAGCGGTTGATGAGCATCTGGTAGGCGCTGATTGTGGCCTGCGCTTGGACGAGGAAGGTTTGCGCCTTCCCCGATTCCCTTTGCAAGTCGGCAATCTCTGCTTCCAGAAATTCCTTAGTGACTTGCATTAGGCGCTAATTGCAGCAGTGCACATCAGGTAGTAGTCGGTGCTACCAACGCGAATCTTCAAGCCGCCAGCCAAAGTACCTGTGGTACCAGCAGTGAACAAGCCTGTACCTGTAGCAACGTTCATCAAACGAGTCAAACGACCAGCAGTGCCGGAGTCAGTCACGCGGATGAAAGCAGAGTCAGCAGAAACAGTGGCAGAACCGCCAAAGTTAGTGTCCAACTGCAACACAGCCAAAGTGCCGCCGGGGGTAGTAGATGTACCGCCCAAAGTAGCGCGGATTGCGTTAGCTGCGCCAGAGATGGTGCCGCCTGTGTTGACTTCAGTAGAGATGTGTGCGCCGTTAACAGTGCCGCCAGTACCAGCGTTAGCGCCAGATACAACGGTAAAGAAACGAGCTGTTTCGCCTGAACCAGTCGAAGTGAAAGTCAGCTTGTCGTACACCAAGCGTGTGTCGCCTGTTGTAGCTGAAGTCGTTACGTATGCAGCGTCAACGTTTTGAGCTGTAGTAACTGTGATTGGAGAAGTAGAAGAGCCAGAGAGAAAGCCGTTAGCCGAATAGACTGGGCCTGTAAAACTTGTGCGTGCCATGATGATTCCTCACATGCGATAAGGCGTATCTGTCTGCATGTCGTCAGCCGGGACTGTCAGATACACCGGGGACCCCGGGATGGTGTGAATATACACCATATATTGAAATTAAAAAAGGGGGACCGAAGCCCCCCTTTAGCCGGATTAGTTAGAACCCGAAGAACCCCAGATACCGAGGGGATCAGACCAGCCGAAGCTATAACGCTCGCGGGCCTTGTAACGGACGTTACCAGTATCGAAGTCGCCGTCCATGCTGTTTTGCAGCGGTGTACGAACGAAGTGCTTCATACCGTTAGGCACGTCTGTAGTCAGGAACCAAGCATTGCTGTCGGTCAAGAAGTGGTTAACGGTGTAACCTTCTGGGATTGCGCCCATCTGCTTGATAGCGTTGATGTCGTTATCAGCAGTTGCAACACGCAACTCAGTGTCCAACAGGCGCTTGGCCGTGAACATCAAAGCTGGTGGAACAATCAACTTCTTAGGCTTAGCAGCGATCAACAGACCACGTTCATCAGTCCAAGCAGCGATTTGAATAACGGCGGCTTCCAAAGAAGTCTCGTTCAAGTCAACTTGCGTACCGGGAGTGTTGGCGTTAGTACCGCCAGAGATGATTGGGTGGTTGACCAAAGTGTTGCCACTGTTGTAACCAAACAACGAAACACCGTCACCGCCCAAGTAGCCACCGTTGAAGCCGTTGTTCAAAACGGCAGCAGCTTTAACTTGCTTGGTGTAAGCCATAGCGCGAGCCAATGACTTGGTGTAGCGGGCAGACAAGCTGTCGTACAAGTTATCTTCCACAGCTTCTTCAGTGATGGAGAAACCGAGAGCGATAGTCTCGTGGTTGTAGCGAGTCGACCATGCTTCTTGTGCGTTGTCGTACTGGATTGCAGAACCTTCGTTCTTGACTGGAGCAGCAGAGAAACCAGAGAGTTTGGTTTCTTCTTCAAAGCTACGCTCAGATGTCTCTGTTTCGTAGATTTCTTTGTGCTCTTCGCCGTAACGAGAGTATTCCATACCGAACAAAGCGTTCAGACCGGGGAGCAGTTCTTTAAGTAACTGTGCGCGTGAAATAGCCATGATTTAGCTCCTTAAACACCAGTGGTGTTGTTGTATTGGTGAGTGTTGATCTTCACCAACAACTCGGTGTAAACACCGGCAGAAGTGGCAGTCTCAGGAACAACGTCGATAACGCGCAATGGAATGCCCGCAGTATCGCCAGCACCAGTCAATGTCACGCCAAAAGCGGAATCGCCAGTGATAGTAGAACCTGCGTTCACCACCAAAGGAACGTTGGAACCAACGTCAGCGCGGCTTGCAGTGCCCATAGTTGTGCCGCTTGTCACGACTGCAACTTTGAACAAGGCTTGCTGGTCATCCACCACGTATGCGTAAGCATAGTTAGTAGAAGTTGATGCCAAAGCGGGGATGTACTGACCTTGAACAGTTTGACCGTTCGAGTTCACGTATTGACCGCCCAAGCAGACACCAACAATAGCGCCAGTGTTAGTGGTAGTTGATTTAACCAAACAACCGTTGGCATTCAACAAAACGGTATCGCCATTGAAAATAGCGGTGCCGTAGCCGATGTCCACGGGGATTTGACGAATAGCGCCAGCATAAGGCTTGCCGTCAAGTGAATTGACAGGCTTTAGGCCGTATGGGGCTGAAACGGTAGGATATGCCATTTATAACTCCAAAATTTAAGAACCAGAACCGAAAGTAACCTTCGACTTCTTTTCTGAGAAAAGGGGCATTCGAGGATCACTTTCACGAAGGAAATTGTTGTCCACGGAATCCATCTGGGCCTTGTTCTGATTAGCGTAGTACGCTGCTCGTTGAGCCAAGAACTCTGATGGGATGCGGCAGAGCAACAAACCACCAACCTCAATGTTGCCTTTAAAGCGACCTTCGGTAGTAGCGTGCATCATCATCTCGGGATAATCCTCTGCTTTGCAGGGCTCATATCCCTCACGTAACTTAGAAGAGATATTGCTAGGGTCAACAACACCCATAGTGGCGGTACGAACCCAGCGATGGGTCCAGCCGTCACGGGCATCAGGACTTGGAAGTGTCTCAGGCGGACGCCACGCTGTTGGGCGTGCAGTCACTGCGCGGTTATCCAGTTCACGAGCCAGTCGGTTTTGTGTGTTGGCCATAATCATTCTCCCTTATTAAGTAAAGCAACCTGTTTCGCGTATTGTTCCAAAGGAACCCCAAGACGGCGAGCGATCGCTGCTTCGGATGCCTTTAACTTAATACGGTTAGGCGGTGTGCTACGTGAGGCCGGAGCCACAACAGTAGCGGGTTTTGAGGCACGGTATGGGGTTTTATCCTCAACCGGTTCTGAAGTTTTTCTGGAGGTATCTTCAACCTCTTGGCTCCCGAAATGCTCGGGGAATCGTTTGCGCATTGTAGAGTCTACTACTTTATAGTAGTCGCTAGTTCCAATAAATCTATCACCGTACTGTTTTTGCAGCTTGCGGTGTAACCCAAGCGCAGCACTGGTCATTTCATCATCGGAGCCGAACCATGTATTTTCTGCCATCCACTCATCGTCTTTGGCACTTGTAACAGGCGCGGCAGCGCGTTGTGGTATTTGTACCTCTTTTTCGACAACTTGTAAAGGCTTTAATTGCTCAGCCCTGTCAAGTTTTAAGGTAACTTTGGCAATATCCGCCTGCGCTTCAGTAAAAGCATCAATATCGCCAGCCTCATAAGCCTCTTTGTAGCGCTTCTTTGCCGCTTCCAATTCAGCATGTGCGGAGCTTTTGCTCTGACTAATGATGATCTCACTACCCGTAGAAAGCTGCTGTTGCAGACGCTTGTTTTCCTCCAATACTTGGCGGGCGTATGCTTCGGCTGCTTCACGTTCACGCAGTGCTTCTTCCTTAGCGCGACGCTCATCGTGGTAACCACGGGTGAACTTCTTAATGCGCTGCTGGACCTTCTCATCGTATGAGTTCAGCTCATCGTCTGACGGGTCTTCAGGTGGCGTAGCCATTGGCTTACGGCCACGATCCTCTTCAGGGGTGTCGTCTTCTACTTCAAAGGAAAAATCGTCTTTTTCCTCAGTTGCAGCTTCTGTTTTCTTCTCATCGGGGAACTCGAAGTCCTCGCCTTTGAACTCTGGTAATGGCATGTTTTACTCCTTACGATGCACGTGAAATACCACGGGGGTCCTCGACCACGGCTTCGACCGAATCATCATTGATGATGCGGAACTCGCGGCCATGAATCTTCAGGCGGGTGCCTGAATTAGGGCGGACAATGACAAAGTCACCTTCCTTGCATGACGGGCCAGACGGAAACCGGGTGGCATCCGTATACGCGTCAGGACCTAACTTCACCACAAACAATACGGGAGTAAGCAACTCTTCGTAGTGCATGGCTTGGCCAGATTTGATAATGCCGATCTCGCTATCGGCGTACTCTTCAATAGCCTCTGGGACTACACAAAGCAAATGAAATGTTTTTGGCTCGGGCAATTGCTTAGCTTTTTGCTCGGCAGTCGTATTAAGAATGCCGGAAAGGTCCACAGCGCCCACATCAAAATTACTCATCGTCGTTCTCCATTCGTTGCACAAGGTCTTTAACAAGGGTTTCTGCATGGGTCAGACCTCGGATGACCCCGCAGACATGACGATATTCGTCAAAACTTTTTGCGCCACCGCCGTTGAGAAAGTGGGCTTGGTCGTTACGGAGCTTGTCGATCTCTTTAACGAGGTGATTAAGCAAACGGCTGTTGTCCATTACTTCTCTTTCTTAGGAGTGGATTGATTTTTCTGTTGCATGAAGTTGGATGCGCGTTGGAGGTTGGCCTGCGTACGCTGATGCTGTAGCTGCTGCTTGTCCTTCATAATGCCCACGCCAATCTTCATACCCTCGAGCTCTTGCGATTTCTGCAACTTGTCGCGTGCAGCGGCAGCGGTGGCACCCACCTGCATGGCCGCGATCTCTTTCTGAGCTGCAATACGAGCGGCTTCGAGCTGCAACTGTTGGGCTTTGGCTTGAGCTTCTTGCTGTTGCTTCTGCGCCTTGAGCTGGAGTTCTTGCTGCTTGATCTGAAGTTCTTGCATCTGCATCTGCACGATCGGGTCTTGCTGTTGCTGCTGGACTTGCTGTTGTGCAGCTTGTGCCATGTGTTGTTGCAACAGTTGCTGAGCCGCCTGAGCAGAGAGCTGCGCGACTTGGTCGGCAGTACCGGGGTCCATGTTCTTTGTATCGTCTTCGGTAGGCAGAGGCAAACCAATGGTCTGCTCGATTTTGCGACGGTACTCGAACGCCAAGTGCTCGTGGATGTGAGCGGTCATCGCAGCCTGCATCGTTTGAGCTTGTGGGTTCTGGCCCAGCATCTGCATCAGGTGCGGGTCTTGGATCATGGCTTGGTGAACCGAGATGTGAGCTTGGTGATCCTGCTCGATGAACGCTTTCACGGGCTTGCCGGTCAAGATGTTCTGGTTCTCTTGCACGGGGTCGGTCGGCTTCTGGTCGTCCTCAACTGGGATCAACTTAGATGCGTTCTTGATACCCAAGACTTCAATCATCTGACGGTGCAGCATGGGCAAGTCGTACAACTGAGGTGCTGTCTGCGCAAGTTGTAACGCTGCTTGGTACTGAACAATCTTCTGAGCCATCGTGGAGGCGTTGGGATCAGACACAGGGATCACGTCCACCATGTCGTAGTCACCACGCTTGGCCATGCGGCCAGCATCCATCGGCTCGTACTCGTATTCATCTGGGGTGTAGTCGGCGATGATGGCTTTCAAGAGCTTGAACTCTTGGCGCATAGAGTAGTGCATACGCGCCTGAACAGCACCCATCACCTTCAGTGTGCGTTCCAGAATCGCCAATGTCGTACCAACAGGAGCTTGTGCGCTCATGTCGGACACGTTCATATCACCTGAAGACGCAAAGGCACGGCCTTCTTCCACGATGTTTTGGAACAACGCGAACAGAACTTGGCTTGGTTCCTTGTATGGCAGTGGCAAGATGTTGTCACGGATCGAACCGCTCGGCACATCTACGTCACGGAACTCGCCCGGTTGGATTGGCGTGTCATCGCCTTTAATTCGCAGTCCGCGAGACTTAAGACCCCCCGGGAGGTTACTGAGGGTACCAGCATCGACGAGTTGACGAATGAGCATGGTCGCGGAGCGTGCATAACCTCCGATAAGGTGAATGAGGCCATATCCGTAAAAACCGAACCCCGGAATGTATTGGTAATGCACAAAATGCTGGCGCTTGATTTTGAGGACGTCGTCTTCATACCAATTTCTCCGAACGGCCAAGACTTTGCGTGTGGCCTTCTCAACAGTCACAACGTAAGGCAGAGCAATGCCGGTCTCTTCACCGTCTTCATCCGTGTCCTCAAACCCTTCCAAGTCCAAGTCGGCATGGATTTCAAGGATGCGATAGCGGTCGTCTTGGATCGCTGACATGCCTGAGTCTTTGGCTTTCGCCTTCTCGACGTCATCCAACTCATTGGTCGGCTCGCCCAACTCCACGTCCATGTAGAACCCAGCCGCTTGCAGCTTGGCCACTTCATTCTCTGTCTTACGCATCACGTGCGTAACGCGCTCGGCATCCTCTAAGTTAGACACGCCGTATGGGACGACCATGTCTTCAGCGGGGATGAACACCGCAACTTGGCGACCTTTGGCTGGGTCGTAGTACACCTTCTTGAACGCGGAACCTGCCAAGGGCAGAGCCCACAACATCTTCTCGTGCTCAGGGCGGTACTCAGACATCACCTCAGTGAGCTGGTAGTTCATGTCTTCACGGACACGGGCCGCTGCCTCTTCGCGCATCTTGTCGATCGCGCCAACGATCTGCGTCTTAACCGGACCCATCGCTGGGAACGTTTCTGTAATTGCCTCGGACTGGAAGCGAACGACGGACTCGGTGAGCATCGGGTGGAACACGCCACACGCGCCCTGCCAAGGTTCTGTGCGCTCCTCGTACTTCAGACCCAGTAGCTTCAGACCTTCCACGTACGTCTGCATCCACTCTTTGCGGTCGTTGTTATCTTTGTCGAAGTCGTCAACTAAGTCTGCACCCAATGACGCAAGCACGTCAGAGTCCATGAACTCGGCCAAGTTAGCATCGAAGTCGTCGGCAGTACCTTCGGTGGACTCTTCTTCCATCTGGTCTTCACCAAGCTCTTCCAGCTCAATATCAATCTCGATCTCTGGGCCAACGTCCAAAGCCTCTAGACCTTGAGGTGCTGCGTACAAACTTTTTTCCATGTCGAGTCCTTACTTTGATTCTTTAAGTGTTGCCCAATTTGTGCGTGGGTCATATTTGAAGTCAGTGGCTGGACGGCCACTACGTTTAGAAGCGCGATCTTTTGCACGCTGCTCTGCTGTCATATTATCCCGGGCTTTACCTTTCTTGGTAAGTACCCCAGACTTTGTCATGTCGCCACGTTGCTTGAGGATACCAATAGCCAACCCCTCATCACCCACTTGCGCGGCGAGTCGTTTGACCAACTGATTCTTCCCAAGAAACTTTTGTGTTGCCATGTTTACACCGTGTAGAACCGCTCGCGGCGGCTGCTCTTAAACCATTGAATGTCTTCGGGCTCGTCGCTCGGCAAGCGCAAGAACCCACCCTGACGGAATCTCATCAGAGCTAAAGTTGTCGCGTCAACCAAGTCATCATGCTCGCCTGACGGGAACGCAGCAATCTCGTCCACTAGCTCTTCAGCCCAACGAGTCTGCGGTACCCACACTTTCCCAGACGCGATTATGTCCGAGACTGAGTTCAAACGGGCGATTTTGTCTTGACCTTTTGACGGTGTGTACTCCATGACCGGTATGCCCATCGCCCGCAACTCGTAGATCAACGGTGCGCCCGTCGCCTTCTTCTCGATCAGCAGACCATCTGGCTCGTAGTCTTGGTACTCCTTGAGCACGTCGCGCTTCAAGTCCACCCACTCAACCCGCTTCTTATATGTATTGAGCAGGATGATGTTCTTGGTCATGTCCTTCTCGTCCGTGAAGATGCCCCAAGTCGTGCCCGCAGAATAGTCGGCGCGTTGGTGTTTCTCGAACGCAGTGTCCCAAGTCTGGAGGATGTACTCGCAGACCGGCGGAGTGTCCTTGTCCCACCACTTCCACCAGTCACGCTTAACAATAGCGCTCTCGTTGCCCACCGGGTTCTGCTGATACTGTGCCTGCCACTTGCTGTTTGGCAGTTCTTCACGAAGCGCAGAAAGCTCGCCCATTGACCAAAACTCAGGCCAGAGCGGATTGCCCGAGGGCAAGATCGCAGGAAATTCAATGACTTCCCAGTCAGTTTCGCCACGTAATGCTGCATTTTTAAGCACCTGTCCAGTCAAATCACGCTGAGCCCAGCGCGTCATCACAATAACAATAGAGCCACCGGGTTGCAGACGCTGACGTGGGCCTGACGTGTACCACTCGTACACCTTATCGTAGACTTCGGGGTTGGTAGCTGCCATCGCAGCCTCTTGTTCTGAGTGCGGGTCGTCAATAATGAGCAAGTCGGCACCCTTACCGGTCACCGCACCGCCCACACCGATCGCAAAATAGTCACCGCCCTTGGATGTGTTCCACCGGCCAGCCGCTTTTGAGTCAGATTGCAGTCCCAATTCGGGAAAAATGTCGTGATACTGCTCTGTATCCACCAAGTTACGCACTTTTCGACCAAAACCCACCGCCAATTCAGCGGTATGGGACGTCTGAATGACTTTTTTGCCCGGAAATTTGCCCAAAAACCAAGCTGGCAGCAGGTAAGACGCGAATTCT